GCTGATGATAGAAAGGGAAGGACTGCCATCTCCTTCCCTTTTGCTTTTTACACTTTACTTTTAAGTTTTTTTAATATAGAGTATGTAATATGAAAAAGAAAATATCCGACATCATTCCCATCGACTATAAATTTAATGAAGATGAACTTATTAAAGATTTTAAAGAATATATTGATAAGACTTATAAAGGTCATTACAGTAAAAATTCATTTCAGGCAAGTGAGTTTATAATTGACTGTGGTCATGGTATGGGATTTTTTATGGGCAATGTATTGAAGTATGCCCAAAGGTATGGTAAGAAAGATGGCTACAATCGAGCCGACATCTTAAAAATACTTCACTATGCGTTGATGGCTTTACATCAACATGATATAAACAAATCTAAGGAGAAAAATATATAATGAAACTTTCGAAAGAAACTTTGAGTGTCCTTAAGAACTTTGCCACTATTAATGGCAACATTCTTATTAAGACTGGGAATCGTTTATCAACGATCTCCGCACAAAAAAATGTTATGGCTTCTACTACTGTCAGTGAAAACTTTGACAGTGACTTTGGGATCTATGACTTAAACGAGTTCTTGGGTGTGTATAGTTTATTTGCTGACGATCCTGAACTTGCCTTTGATGAAAAATTTGTCACAGTTGCTAATGGTAAATCTAAAGTAAAGTATTTTGCTGCAGATCCATCAGTACTAGCATCGCCAACTAAAGATGCTCTTCCTGTTGATGAAGATATTAAATTTGATTTATCTCGTTCAGCTTACGACATGATTATGAAAACATCTTCAGTCCTAAGATCTAACGATGTGTCTTTTATTGGTAAAGATGGTAATATCACTGTGGTTGTGGCTGATAAGAAAAATGCTACTTCTAATTCTTGGGACTCTGTTGTCGGTCAAACTGATAAAGAATTTAAAGTGAATTTCAGGATTGATAATTTTAAAATGCTTGAGGGTGATTACGAAGTCTCTATTTCTAAAAAGAGGATTTCTAAGTTTGCTTCAAAGATGAATGACTTGACTTACTTCATCGCAGTTGAAGCTGACTCTACTTTTGACTTTTAATTTATTATGAGATTTATATTATGGATGAACAATTTATTTGGGTCGAGAAATATCGACCACAAACTATTGACGAGTGTGTCCTTCCCGAAAGTTTAAAGGATACATTTAAAGAGTTTATTGCAAGTGGGCAACTGCCGAACTTTCTGTTCTGTGGTTCAGCTGGTTGTGGTAAGACCACAGTGGCCAAAGCACTCTGCAATGAAGTCGGTGCTGAGTATCTGTTCATTAATGGATCGGAGGAATCTGGCATTGATGTGATACGAACTAAAATCAAAAACTTTGCTTCGTCTGTTTCCCTGACAGACTCAAAGAAAATCGTTATTCTTGATGAAGCTGATTATCTAAATCCGAACAGTACTCAGCCAGCACTAAGAGCATTTATCGAAGAGTTCTCTGGGAACTGTCGATTTATCTTCACTTGTAATTTTAAGAATAGGATTATTGAGCCACTACATTCTAGATGTGCTGTTATTGAGTTTAGAACTTCTGCTAAAGATAAACCAGCAGTTGCTACAGCTTTTTTTAAAAGAGTGACTGATATTCTTGCTAAAGAGAATATAGAGCATGACCAGAAGGCAGTCTTAGAACTAATACAAAAACACTTCCCTGACTTTCGTAGAGTATTAAACGAACTACAAAGATATTCAGTATCAGGTAAGATAGACTCTGGTGTTATGATTAATGTCAGTGAAGATTCTTGGAATAATCTGTTCTCGCTACTGAAAGATAAGAACTTTAAAGAAGTTCGTAAATGGGTCACAGCAAATGGTGACATTGAAACAACACAATTATTTTCTGATTTATTTAACAATGCTAATAATAAACTGACTGCCGAGTCTGTACCACAACTGGTATTAATCTTGGCTGACTATCAATACAAAGCAGCATTTGTGGCTGACCATGAACTGAATAAAATGGCAGCACTTACAGAGATAATGGCATCCTGTAAGTTTAAATAATGGCAAATCCATTTCTATACATAAATAATATCACTAACGACAAGAAGGATCTATTTAAGGATAATCCTCTTGCCGATAAAGACTATGCACCTTTTATAGTCAATCGTGGTCTAGGATATTTTCCTGATACTATTATGCAAGCAAACCTGATGAACAGGTATGGAGACATCCCAAGGTCTTGGCAATACTATTTTTTACTAAATACTATTACAAAAGGCAAAAGGTTTTCGAGGTGGCACAAAGCTGAAAAGCAAACCGAGTCTTTAAAACTGGTTATGGAATATTATGGATATTCTCCAGAAAAGGCTCGTCAGGTTATGGATATATTAACAACTGACCAGATGAGTATAATAAAAGAAAGATTAAACAAAGGTGGTAAATGAAATGTCAGTTGAGATGATACATTACGATTGGTCGCCAGAGTCGATGTTAGAAGTCACTCTGCCTGAACCAGACAATTTTTTAAAGGTGAGAGAAACTCTAACGAGGATAGGAATATCCTCTCGCACAGAGAACAAGCTATTTCAATCTTGCCACATTCTTCACAAGCAAGGCAAGTATTTCATTGTACATTTCAAAGAACTTTTTGCATTAGATGGTAAAGAATCTAATATTGCCAATAATGATATTGAAAGAAGGAATACAATCGCTGTACTATTACAGGATTGGGAACTCTTGAAGATCGTAAAACCAGAGCAAGCAGAGCCAAAAGCATCCTTGTCTCAGATTAAGGTTTTATCCCACAAAGACAAATCTTCTTGGGAATTAGTACCTAAATATAATATTGGTAAAAAGAAATAAGGAGAGTAAATGGCTGACGCAAAGATTAGTGAACTTCCAGTACTAGCGACCCCAGAGTCCATTGATAAATTACTGATTGTTGACACTTCCGAATCTACTACAAAACACATTACATATGGAAGTCTAGTTTCTACATTACAAGGTGCCAATGTTACACTTGCTGCACTAGGTGATGTAAACCTTACTGGATTGTCTAATGGTAATGTAATTAAATACAATGCTTCTGCTAACGAGTGGCAACCTGGGAGTGACACAGCTGGTATCTTATATACAGATTTATCAGCCATTAATGCTTCAGCATCTGGTGGTGGATCCCTAGCATTTAATAATGTCACAGGTGTATTTACTAACACTCCACCTGACTTATCATCATTCATTACAGCTTCGTCTAGTGATACACTAACTAACAAGTCTGGTAATATTTCAATGTTCACTAATAACAGTGGATATATTACAGCATCTTCATCTGAAACTCTTACTAACAAAGCTGGTAATGTTTCAATGTTTACAAATGATGCAAACTATTCATCATCATCAGCTACAGAAACTCTTACAAATAAAACTATTGATGCTGATGGTACAGGAAACGATATTACAAATATAGAAAATGCTAACATAAAAGCATCTGCTGCGATTGACGCAACTAAGATTGCTGATGGCTCAGTCACAAATACTGAGTTCCAACATCTTAATACTGTGACTGGTAATGTACAAACACAGATAGATGCTAAAGCAGATACTTCTTCACTGGCAGCATCGGCAACTACCGATACCACTAATGCTTCTAATATAGGAAGTGGTACATTAAATAAAGCTAGATTGCCTGCATCTATTGACGCAGATACTACTGGAAATGCTGCAACAGCAACCACTGCCACAACTGCTACTAACACAACAAATTTACCTAGTACAACTCTAGGAGATAATCAAACTTATGCCATGGCTTATGTTTTCGATTCTACAGCAGGAACGAATGTTTATTCTATTGCTGTGAATGGTACTGTGTCTGGAGATAAATTATATGTATCAGCATTTACTCCAACAACATCAGACATCGGTCCAGGATATCAAGGAAATTTTCAACCACCAGCAACTGCTTCAGGTCAAAATGCTGGGGATAATATTAATGTGTGGACAGTATTAGACTCTGCTGGTACAAGCACTTGGCAAAATATGGGTCCACAAGCTGCAGTTTCGTACGATCCTGCTGGAAGTGATTGGTACAAAGTACCAGCATTATTCGTGAGGATCTCGTAAAAAATTTATATAAAGGACTTGAAATTTTTGAAATGATACCTATATATAATATAGAGAATGCCATAATGGGTTCTCGTAATTTAAACTCGCTTCATAAAGGAGGAAAACTATGAACGCAACATTTAATGTTTGGAGAGATACTTCTCCATTTTCAATTGGCTTTGACAATCTATTTGATACATTCGATAGAGTTAATGCTATTCACAAATCAGAAAGCTACCCACCATACAATATCAAAAAACTCAGCGATGAGAAGTTTGCTATTGAAATGGCTGTGGCTGGTTTTTCTAAAAAAGATATTACAGTCGAACATCAGGAGAACACTTTGACAATCAAGTCAGTGCCTTCTGAAAGTAAAACTGAAGAGGAGTATGTACATCAAGGTATTTCTAAAAGAAACTTTACTCGTACATTTACAGTCGCCGATGATGTAGTAGTCAAAGGTGCTTCTCTAAAAGACGGAATGCTTTCTGTCGAACTCGAAAGGATTATTCCTGAAGAGAAAAAACTTAAAGTCATCGACATTAAGTAATTAACCCAAGACCCTCCTCCCGATGGAGGAGGGCACCACTTTAACATGGAGATATTATGAAAGATAAAGATATAAAATTGTTTATGATGAGCTCAGGTGAGATCGTTGTGGCTGAAGTTCTTGATGCAGGTCCAGAACATTATGAAACTAGTATGCCAAGTATGCTAGTGACCGAACCACCGAATGGCGAAGGTAAATCCCAAGTTGGCTTGGCACCTTACTGCCCATATGGCGATCCTAATAATTCAGTACAATTTTACAAGACTGCTATACAGTCTGTTGTAAATCCAACCCAACAATTAAAAGACGAATATAAAAGAATCTGGGGCAGTCCTAGTATTGTCACTCCAGAAAAAAAACTGATTGTATAACTTTACTTTTAACTTAAAAAGGAGTAGAGTTATATTATGAAGTTTTATACTAATGTTCATCCACATGGTAATCAGCTTCTTGTCAGATATATCTCAGGTGGTAAGAGACGAGCTGAAAAGATACCATTCAAACCTAGTGTCTGGGTGACACGAGGTAAGGGTGAAACTCCATACAAAACTCTAAAAGGGCAACCTGCCTATAAAATCCAACAAGCCAGTATTAAAGATGCTAAAGACTTCGTTCGTCAATACGAAGAAATTATGGAAGTACATGGTCAAACTCAATGGCATTATCAGTATATGCATGATGAGTTTAAAAAAGATATTGAATGGGATAAAGATTTAATTAAGATTTGGTCAATAGATATTGAGACTGAAACTGAAGAAGGGTTTCCGAATATTGAAAGAGCCAATGAGAAACTGCTTCTTATTACTGTACAAGATAATCACTCAAAAGAGATTGTCACTTTTGGTACTAAAGAATATACAGGTGACGCAAGGCAACATAATAACTGGCGATATGTATATTGTCGTGATGAAAAGATTTTATTTCACAAGTTTCTAGATTACTGGATTGAAAATTATCCTGATGTAATTACAGGTTGGAACTCTCAGTTTTTTGACCTCGCATATTTATGGCGACGCATGTGTCATGTTATTGGTGAAGACCATGCTCGTAGATTATCTCCTTGGAAGATTGTACATGAAAGAGAGATATATGTAAAAGGTAATAAAGAGTTCGCCATAGCAATTGCAGGTATTGCTCAGCTTGATTATCTTGACCTCTACAAAAAATATACTTACACAGCACAAGAGTCTTATCGTTTAGATAATATTGCATTCGTTGAACTTGGTCAAAAGAAACTTGACCATAGTGAGTACGCAACCTTCTCAGACTTCTATAAAAACGACTGGAATAAATTCGTAGATTATAATGTCATTGATACTGTATTGGTTGATAGACTAGAAGATAAAATGAAGCTGATTGAACTTCAGCTTACTATGGCATATAATGCTAAGATTAATTATGATGATGTATTCTCTCAGGTTCGTATGTGGGATATGATTGTTCACAACTATCTGATGAAAGTAAATGTGGTAATACCACCCAAGTCTAGTAAAGATAAATCAACTCAGTTTGAAGGAGCATTTGTAAAAGAGCCATTGATTGGTTTACATAAATGGGTTGCTTCGTTTGACTTGAACTCGCTATATCCACACTTGATTATGCAGTATAACATATCTCCTGAAACTTTACAACAGGAATCTGTAGAAAAAGGTGTTGACCATTATCTTAAAAATCCTGCTAAAAAATCTGATTATGCTGTTGCTGCAAATGGTTCTCAATATAGAAAAGATTTTAGAGGTGTGTTCCCTAGTATTATGGAGGACTTTTATAATCAGAGGAAAGTTG